TCAGCACGCTTCTCGTCTATCGCCGCCTTGTCATCCGTGTCATATAAAGCGACAACTAAATCCTGTACGGAAGGGTATTCTGCTTTTCTTTTTCTTGCATAATCCTGTGCGTCATAATCCGCTTGAAGTCGTGTCATTTCAGCTTCAACTAAATCCCAAGTAATTTCTGAATGAGGATTGGTTGTCGTTGTTATGGAGGCACCATTCTCCACTCCAACAATCCATTCAATCTTATCAAAACTTTCCTGTGAATCTACATCTCCGTGAACAGTCGCCTCAACATCAGCCTTTAAAGTAAATAACGCTTTCCAAAATTTTTCTATATTTTCCATTCATTAACTCCCGTCAATTTCCATTGCTATGATGAGGGAAATAAAACTACCGTGCGACCCATAAACAGTTTGACCAGCCTGATATGCCCTAAATCTGGCATCATATGTTATCGCACTTGTTGAACTTGGTGCATCCACATAAATCATCGGAGTTCCACACCAACCAGACGTGGTTGACACTTGATAATCAAAAATTTGGTTTAATTGCGTACTGTCCCTATAAAAAGTCAATATGCACTCATCATTGGATGCATGACTATTAAAACTGTTACTCATCCAATTTAATAAGATTGTACTTGTAGTGGCTGACGGGGTTATGTCCACCGTAGTTCCACAAGTGACAAAACTGGTGCTACTTGTAGAAGTAGAGCCTGGAGAGGTATTTAAAGTATATTGCACTTGCAAAATCTTTCCTCCACCAGGCTCTGCCTTGTAGGTCTGGTCTCCGTATAATACCGTGCTTGAGGATGCCGTTCCTGTTCCAAGTCTTGCTGTCGGAACAGTTCCTGATCCCAGATTAGA